GTAGAAGTTTTGGAGTACATCTAGCGGGTCAGTGATGGTCTGTTTGTCGTCAGGATCATAGACAAGACCGCAGAAACTTGCGTCTGAAATGCGGTCATAGATTTCGATCTTGATGGTGAAGCCTAGGGCTTTAAAATCATCGGCGGTAGGTAGATTATCTGGGCGGACGCGTGTGAGGCCGTCATCGCCTTCGACCACAGTTCTGATCTGATCAATTGGGTATCCACGTTTGTGTAAGACGAAATGCGTAAGGAAGAAATTGGCAACACCATTACCAAGAGAGGTGTTCATTTCTCCAGACATTCTGGTGGCAGACAAGGCAACTTTAAATGCACGGAAGCTGCAATTGTTAGTGCCAGCAAGGGTTCTTAGGCATTTGTCGAAGAGTGGATCTGGATTGTTTTGCATCAGATGGCGGTAGACGATGAACTCGATGGATTCCATCAACTCCGCAGTGAAGTGTGATTCGTATTGAGAATAATCAGTCGCTACATAGACGTGACCGGGTGAGAAGATGTAGTCATCAACATATCCGGCCCTCTTCAAGACGGGAACATGTTTGATGAATGATGGGTGATGATAGATAACTTCCTCCATTGCTTTCACATATGGACCGAACAGGCACTTGAATTCGTCGGTTCTGGAATTTATACCCCTTGGATATTTATACTCCGGGTAAGTCTCCTTCTTCATAAAGGACTTGACCTGAGTGATACTCTTCCAGTCAATGGGGGACTCAGAAAGCTTATCGTAAGTTTTCTTCAGAGCCGCTTTCCTCCATTGAGGGTAAGGTGTTTTGTTTAGCCACGTCTCAAACGAAAAGTCTGTTTGAGCAGGCAGGGGCGCGAAAAATTTTGCGCATTGCTCCTTAACGAAGGAGCTAAGCTCGCTTAGCAATTGCGGATCGGGTTTTGGGGGATCAAAAGCAAAACGCTTCTGAACACCGCAAACCATTGATATGTCGTCTTGGAGATCCGGGTGCGGGCAAGCAGCCCCAACGAGATGAGCACCACAACTAACAAGCATCGCTGAACGCCTTTGCCAAAGCGTAAAGTTTTTGAATCTGTCGAAACGGGTTGAGGGCTTGATAGGTGGAAAGGAGGCAAGATCGACTTCGCCGACTCTGTAGCCGTAGGCGTAGATCCTGTCTGGTTGGGGCCATGATGAAAAAGTCCCTTGTTGAGGAGGCGAGATTGGGAGTCATTGTGTAGTGCCTCGGCATATATGCAGGAACCATCACGCACTGGGAGACCGGAATGGTGGCGGTCAACGTTTACAGAGGTGATGTTTTGAGCGGCACGAACTAGCCTTTCGTGGGCTTCAGCTGCGGGGACATGTGTTCCGACGTTGGCGTGGCTTGTGATTTGCGAGACCATTTCGTCGGAAAAGACAAATTCGAGACCAGGTGAAGAGGTCGTGTGAGTCAAGAATTTGCGGCCAAACAGGGTCAAGGAACTTTCAGAGATGTTCTTGATTTGGGATTTTGAAATCGTGGTCCCATGTTTGAGCTTGGTGGCCTGTTCGGCATCAGTACG